AAGCTGCCCAATAAGACGCTCCTGGTTGCAAGGCTACCGCGAATTTACCTGTACCAGTTCTAAAGATTCCACTAGACTCCCTGGCTGTTCCGTCGTAGTGGGAAGTGTTAAAGGCAGCATTGCCAGGAGCCTGTACAGCGGGACCGAGGGTTCCAGACGCCGTAAAAATCATATCCGCAGACGTATTGACAGTGGAATCGTTCAAAAGACCGTAGCGCGTAGAGCTGGAATCTCTTACTAAGTATGGGTCCGGAGAATCAGCCGACGCGTTTTTTACAATATGAACTGAGCAAACCTCATAGGGATTAGTGTAAACTCCATTAATCATAAATTGGAGCTCTAGAAGGTTTTTGGTTAATGTACCGGGTCTGTTATGCCTTGGTACAACGGTAATACTGTTTAACTTAGCCATGGTCTAGTTTATATATCTATCATGGCTTGTCAATCTTTGTGTATTCTTCTTCTTCTATTTCCGCCTCTTTCTGTCTAAGCTCTAAAAACTGTCTCCTTTCGTCTCCTGTTAGGAGTAATACGTCACTATACGAGAAACCACAGTGTTTTATTAGACCGTACGCAATCTTGAAAAAAGCCTCATCCTCTAATAGAGAACTCAGCTCACTGTAAAAAAATCGGCAGTCATAGGCAGTGCTACAGAGGTGTCGGATTCACATGCTCTACACAAAAACCGTACTGCCGTGTCGAGCCCAACTTCTTCGGAGAGGAGAGCCTCTCTAACTGTCGCAACGTCTCTAACCGTTGTTTTCTTGATAAAGTTTTGGATTAGCATTCGGTCACTATGACCTTCAATATCGGTCACGAACCTCCAAAGATTATTCATCAACTTTTCAAGGTCATCCATACTAGCAGCGTCCTTAATTTTCGGTCGCCTTAGTGTGGCAGTCTTTTTTGAATCGGGTAGAAGAACCTTTATTGGCTTACTGTAATTTTCATCTGCATAATTAACATTTAGTTTACTAAGCTGTACTTCCAACTCATTCTTTTCGCCACAGTCTTCACATTCAACTGTGATTTTGTAATTATCCCCGTACGAAAGCTCTCGAAGCTTAAACAAAAGAAAAGTAAAATCTCCAGTGCCTAACTCATTTACATCTAAATCCTTTACGCAGCGCCCTATAAGATTTGTCAGTACGTTTTGCGCGTTTTGCCCTTTTTTAACGGACCTTAAAACCTTTTCGTCTTCGTAGTTAAAAGGTCTAAGTTGAACTAGACCTCGAGACGGTAACTCCACGTCGATGTACTTTCCGGCATCCTGTACATTCTCCAACAGAGAGTTTAGGATATTAGACATCTCTCTAGTCTTATCTCCTTTATGGTTTTCCGCTCTTTCGTGCGGACGCATAGTGTTCTCTTCGGAACTAGGTGCACCTTCAGGAGCTTGTGGTCCCCTCCCTTGTGCGAGGTCAATAATTGATTTTTCTTCGGTCATAATGTATAAAAAAAGACTTTAACGTATTAGAGTCATGCTACAACTAATTGTTAATAATATTTCCGCAGTTTTAAAAACTGATGATAAAGCCTTGTTAAAAGCCCTGGGAAAGAAATATTCTTGTAAGGTTCCCGGCTATCAGTATGTGGCAGCTTACAAAAGAGGTCATTGGAGAGGGGAAAAAGAATTCTTCAGCCCAAAGTCCGGAAAGTTCGGAAGCGGCTTGTTATATAGCGTCTGTAAAGATTTAGATTATATTGACCGTGAATACGAGATAATAGACAGCCGAACTCCTTTAGATTTAAAGAGTTACGGTATTCCATCGATAAATCTTCGTGGGTATCAAGAAGAGTTGGTGTTGAGTGCTTTGGATTTAAAAGGGTGTATTATTAAAGCTCCAACAGGTTCTGGAAAGACTATCGTGTTAGCGTCTATACTTAAAGCGTGCGAAAACCTAACAGGATTGATATTCTTCACCAAAAAGCAGTTATTGCACCAGACGTACCAATTTTTACAAGAGCATGGTATAGACGTGGGAGTTGCTTTCGGGGATGGTGTCGACATTAAGCCTATTACTTTATGCACTATACAGTCTGTAGACAAAGTGTTAGATTCTCACCTAAAGACCTCAGATTTTATCATTTTTGATGAAATTCATGAGTTTGCTAAAGGTAAACTTAGCGGTAAGGTGATTAAGAGCTTCCCTAAAGCTAGAATTCGTATAGGTATGACTGCGACTCCACCTTCCGAGAAATTCGCCAAACTAAACCTCGTTTCTTACTTAGGGGAAATTATTGAAGAAGCTACAGCTGAAGATTTGATTGAGGAAGGGTTTCTTACTCCTCCAGAGATTCGTATGGTTGATTTGCCTAAAGAGGATTGGACGGATAAGCTTGATAAGTCCTATATGGAAATCTATGAAGATGATATTATTAAGAACGTCATAAGAAATGAGATTATCGCAAAAATAGCAAATTCTTTGAAGAAAAAAAATAATAAAACATTGGTCTTAACCAAAAATCTCGAACACGCAAAAACTCTACATGAATTAATCCCAAATGCTTTTAAGTTGGAGGGGAAAGATAGTTTAGTAGACCGGGATAAGATTTTATCTGAATTTAGAAAGACTGATGAACCTGTAGTTATTATTGGTACTGTTATCTTTCAAACCGGTGTTGATATTCCAGAGCTAACCCATCTTATTAATGCCAGAGGGCTAAAGTCCGAAATAGCCACCATTCAAGCTTTAGGAAGAGCTTTAAGAAAACATTCAAATAAAACTAAAGTCTTCATCTATGATTTTATAGATAAGAGTCCTTACCTAGAAGCACACGCAAAGGCTCGCATGAAAGCCTATAAAAATTTAAACTTTAACATTACCGTCGATGGAACATACAACAAATAAAGAAAAGAAAATCAACCAACTACCTGTAAGACACGTAGAAGAAATGAAATACATTGCAGAATCCTTAGTTCAGTTCATTGAGAAGAAAGAAATCACTGAAGACTCAGTTTTAGAACTAGAGTCGTTGGTGACCAGTCTTTACCATATGAAGAATGAACACTCCCGCCTTCTTATAAGGTGGTTAAAACAAGGGTACTACACAGAGGATTAAGCTTCGAACTGTTCGTCTTCTTCTTCTTCCTCTTCCTGACCGTTAAGACCTAAGCTAGACATTAGCTTCTCTAAATCTCCGAAAAGCCCAAATCCTTTTCCACCGGCACCATTAGGGGCACCGTTTTGTGGTGGAACTTGCTGTTCAGTGTCATCGCCTACAGGAGGACCTTCTTCCTCAGGAGGAGCAACTCGCTCTTCTTCGGGAGACATTGCATTAGGGTCACCTTCTTGCGGAGGGACTTGACCTTCTTCTTCAGGAGGCATACCCTCCTCTTCTTCTCCCTGACCAATTTGTTGACCTTGGTCTACAGCAGGCTCATCGCCTGGAGGCATATCATCTACAGGGGCTTCTCCCTCGCCTGGAGGCATTTCTTCACCTGGAGGCATTTCTTCACCTGGAGGCATTTCCTCTTGACCAGGCTCCATACCACCTTCAGCACCACCAGCCATTGCGGCTAGACCTCCGATAGCCATCATAAGCCCGGCTAGGTCCTGCTTTAATCGTCCCATGTCCAAGTACTGCATAATTAAGTTTTCGTTAACTACTTGATATCCTGCTTCTTGGAATGTTTCCTGGATAAAATCATTGACGTCTAGTGTATCAACTCCACCTACTTTACGGAAGTACTTAGAGTTTTCTGAAAGAACATCCTTTAAGATTCCTGAATCGACAGTCATAGACAACACTTCAAAGAGTGCTGATTGTGTTTTTGCTAGATTGCTAAACGTTGGGACAAACTTTAGGTTTTGTACGTTAATTCCGTACTTCTCATCGAGAAGACCGATAACGTATTCCTTTGCAGGCTTCTTCCACTCAAAGATTTTGCTTGAGAACTCCTTAATATCCTTCTTCGTAATTACATTGTTTGAGTTTACCTCGAAAACAGAAGTAAGAACTTCACTCAAATCTTTCTTGCTGGATAGAGCGAGGTAAGGGACTTCTTGGATGGCATTTACTAAGTTTTCTTTAATCGTATCATCCTTTGCATAAATGCAGGTTGAAAGTTTTTGAATTGAGTCATTATTTATCCAAATGTTTTTAAAATCCTCTTTTGCCTCTAGCAACTCTTGGCGAACTAGCTCTTGTTGGCAAATCATCTCGTACACGGACTTATTGCTTTCTTCTAGTTCTACGGTAAACGTTTTAGATTCAGACAGTGAATCGTAATCGTTCCTTGGTAAGTTAAACGCCAGACTTAGCGCATTTCCAATACGCAAAGCATTTTTGATATCAGACACTTTGCCCAATTCTTCCATATTCTCTTGAATATGCTTTACGAGCATAGGACGAACCTCTTTCATCTTGCCCCACTCTTTAGACTCCTCAAGCTTTGCGCAACCATCAAAGTTACGCATTTTCTTGTCGAAGCGGCAACGGACGTTGTCCAACTGAGCTCTTTTCTCGAAAAGACTTAGAACCGAATTAAAATCAGAATCAGCGCGGTCAAACTTATCTTCCCGCAAGGACCCGATAAAAGAGTTGATTTCTGTAGAAACCTGAGCGTCGGCATTGCCTGCATTGAGAATATCCTCAACATCTTCGACAGCAAACTTGTCTAGGGTAATATTGTCAGCTTCCTGCAAGTAATTGCAAGTAATCATCTTTGCGGATTCCGAAACAAATTTAATTTCGGAGTTAATAGTATCCACTGAAAAGATTTCTAGATTCTCACGAAGAGAACGGCTTAAATAATCCGCAGCTTTGTGCAGATTTGTGAGGTTGGAGTTTCTGTGTTCGAAAATCATCGTTAAATGTCTATTTTATATACCAGTCTTAAAAAATATTAGAACTGAATTTTATACCGGTTCTTCCTCCTCTGGAGGTTCCTGCCCTTCATCTGCACCTTCTTCACCTGGAATTCCTCCTCCAGGCATAGGAGCACCAGGCATAGGCGCTCCGGGCATTCCCCCTTCCATACCACCCATCATCTGGTTTTGTTTTTCCATATCCTCTTCTTTGTCTGATTCAATATCTTTGATTTCGTCGTCAGTCATTGAGAAGTATGTTTCGTATAACCACCTGTTAGAGAAAAGCTCTAATCCCTTAGCTGCTTGTACAACACGGAATTTTTGCTCATCTAGTTCAAGTCTACGTTTTTCAAACATATCAGATGGAGGACATAAGCGAATCTCTAGTCCTTTGAGTAGTGATGGTGGGAAGTTTCTAAGAACCAAATGCCTCTTCGCCATAGTTTCTATTCCGATTTCAATTTCTCTTTGAAGACGGGTAATAGCTCTAGCGAATTTAACATCTAGCTGGGAGAGGTTTGCTTTCCTCTCAGGAGATTGGTCTTTCTCGACAATATAATCTTTAGGAATCTTAAGTGAGGCTAAAAGCTTATCCCTAAAGTATTTAACGTCGTCCACCTCTCCTAGATTTTGTGCTCCGGGAAGTGTATCAATCTTAGTTCCACTATTATTCCTAGTAGGAACAAAGAAATCTTCATCGGTGGAAAGTGGGTTATATCTCTCACTAACTTGCTGTTGTGAAGCATCCCAAAATTTCTCTTTTTTGAATTTTTGCTTCATGCGCTCGATGAACGTTTCTACTTTTGTTGTAGGCAAATTACCCACATCAACATAGAAAATACGACGTTCCGGCGCTCTTGAAAGGCGGTAGATTAGCATTGCATCTTCCATCATTTTTAAAGATTTGTAAGTTTGGATAGATGCTGCTAAGATAGATTTGCCGTAAGGGTAAAAGTTTGGGTCTGACGTATGAACCCTAAAGTGGGTAATCTGCTCTTTATCCAGCTGTAGAAACTTTCCTGAACCTTGAGGAGTACTCATCGGACTAGAGTTCATTCCTTGGCTTTTTTGGTCAGGAATTTCCTGCATAAACCCTTTCAAATACCCAAACTCGTTTTCCTTTCGGATAAGATAATTCGGGTTGAGAACTTTAATCCTTTGAATTCCTGCCCGTGGATTGTTCAAGTCAATAATATTCTCAATAAAACAATCACCATATTTCGCAACGTTTCTAGTAATATCCCAAATAAAATCTCGTAAGCGAATAGTTTCTAAGAAAGCATCAACTGTTTCTTCTACTTCTTGAGTTTTCGCTTTTACTTCAAATACCTTATGCTCGATAGTTTTTTGCGTACTGTCGTCAGCGTAAATATCCAGAGCTGCCATAATCTCTGGGTAATTGTCCATGTTTTCAAACTCTGTGTACTTCCGCTTACGCTCATACTCAATAGCAGGAAGTTGTGGGTACGAACGACTAACGCCCAAACTAGGTGTTGCAATTTCGTCCGGGATAATTTCTGCCGATTTAACGACATCACCCGGTAGCCGGTCAACTTGTTTTTTAGGTCGACCTCTTCCGCTCACTCCCGCAAAGAATTTGTAAAAGAATCTCGACAATCCTCCGGGTCCTTGGGTACCACCTTTGTACCCAGGAAATTCGGTATAAGTCTCATTTAAAGACTCTTCCGAGTTATTTTCTTCGTTTATTTGTCTATCAGCCATCGCATATCCTCAAGAGAGGGTTCGTTGTATTTAGAGGACCTTATAGGCATTGTGTAAGGGTCTTTAACCTTTCTTTCCTCAGAGGACTCTATTGGCGTTGGGGAGGAGTTTCTAATCCCATCCATTGCGTATGCTCCATTTGCCAAACTCATTACCAAATCATCATTATACCCTTCGTCTGCTTGAACTTTTCCGGTATCCTCATGGATAATAAAAGTAACTAACTCATCAAGAGTTCTCTGCGAATTCACTTTTATTTTTGAACTTCTAACGTAATCCTCCAAATAGCTTAAAACCACCTCTCGTGTTTTTGTAGTTAGTTGAATACCGAATTCACCTTTCTCATCCATCCACATGTTTTCATATTCGATATCCTCAAATAACCGTTCGATTAGCGCCATGCCTAACCCATTACGTTCTA